TTCTTGTTGTTAATCAAGCCAGCTAAAAGACTTGAGGTTGATTATCCACAAAATCTTGATATCGGGACAAATACGCCATCACTTCCGTAATATTTACCTGAGGTAATAAAATGTAGTTCTTCGTATGGTATAATAAATCATGGATATCCGACTAAATCCTAATAATCCTCGCCAAATTAGCAATACGAAGTATGAGAAACTGAAGAAATCTATTAAGGATTTTCCCGAAATGTTGGAATTACGTCCGATAGTAGTAGATAAGACTGGTTTAATTTTGGGTGGTAATATGAGATACCGAGCATTGCAGGATTTGGGTATCGAAATTAAACCAGAGTGGATCAAGGTAGCTGATAAACTCACCGAGGAAGAAAAACGCCGGTTTATCATTGAAGATAATTTAAATTTTGGGGAATTTGATTATGATATTCTAAGTTCTAACTATGATATAAATGAATTGCTTGACTTGGGTATAGATGAAAAGGATTTACAAATTAACGACATTGATTTTAATAACATAATCAGCAATGAGGACAGAGAAATTAATGATAAGTGTAATGAGGTTTCATGTCCTAAATGCGGTTATAAGTTTCAAATGTAATTATGCCAATACCTTACATGGGATCTAAAAGATTACTTGCTCACCGAATATATCAAGTAATTAAAAATATGAATCCTAGTGCCGATACTTTAGTTGACTTATTTTGTGGTGGGTTCGCTATCTCAGAGAAGTTTATTAGAAGTGGATGGAAAGTAATTGCTAATGATAAAAATAAATATGTTGCCGAATTAATTAAAGCCGCTATTAGTGGAAAATTTAATGATGCAGTATTTACTCCTGAATTTATTACTAGGGAGAAATTTAATGATGTCATGGAAAATACTAATAAATATGATACTTGGTATGTAGGATATGTCCAATGTATTTGGAGTTTTGGAAATAATCAGAAGGGATATTTATTTGGAAGAAAGACAGAACCAATTAAACACGCAGGACATAAACTAGTTATTGACAGAGATCCGAGCGGTGTAGTTGGTTTAATTTCACAAAAATACATAGATGGAATATTACAACAGAATAACTGGCATAAACGCCGAATTGCATTATTTAAAGTAATACAAGTTTCTAGAAAAAGACTGTGGGAACTACAACAGCCACAACAACTAGAACGACTAGAACAACTAGAACGACTAGAACAACTAGAACAACTACAACAACTAGAACGACTAGAACGACTAGAACAACTACAACGACTGGAACGACTGGAACAACTAGAACAACCGAAAATATATTGTAATGATTACAAAAATATAGAAATTCCTAAAGGATCGATTGTATACTGCGATCCGCCATATCAATCAGTTGCCGAATATAAAGAAGATGGATTTGATCACAATGAATTTTGGGATTGGGTAAGGAAACAATCGAAATTAAATAAGATTTATGTAAGTGAATATAAAGCACCTGATGATTTTATTAAAATATTAGAGATATCAAAAAATTCCACGCTAAGTGGCGGATATAATAAGAAACAACCTAATGAATGTTTATTTATTCCTAGAGGACAAGAAAAATGGTAGAAATGACTGAAAAAACAATGTCTAAACAGCCCAGATCGTGTCAACATCTCAAACCGTATCAATTTAAAAAAGGTGTAAGTGGTAATCCTAACGGTAGACCTAAAGGAAGCGGGATATCGATAACTACGGAAATTAAGAAGAAATTAGAAGAATGTCCCGAGGGTCAAAAGGCTACTTATTTACAATTACTCATAAACAGGATACTTAAACAAGCCATCCAAGATGGCGATCAGAAAATGATAACTAGAATTTGGAATTATGTAGACGGTTTACCACGTCAAAGTCTCAATGCTGACATTAAAAGTGATCTTAAGGGTATAATAGAATTAACTTATGTTAAGGAAAAAGATAGTTCTATCGAAGTGGCAGACGACGGTAGCAGTAGATCGTCATAGGTATAAGGTAATTAATTGTGGTCGAAGGGCTGGTAAATCATTTCTAATAAGTGTAGAAATGTTAAAGTTTGCTACCGAAAATCCCCAGTCAATCATTTGGTATATTTCCCCGACCTACAGACAGAGTAAATTGATCATGTGGTCCATTTTACTTAATCTTATTCCTGCCGAGATAATCAAGAAAACTAATGAAACTGAGATGGTATTCGAATTAATCAACGGCTCGACAATCAACTTAAAAGGGGCTGATAATCCTGATTCACTTAGAGGGGTAAGAATAGACTTTTGCGTCTTTGATGAAACAGCTTTTATAGATAAATGGGATTTGGTATGGAGAGTTATCCGTCCTACATTGATTGATTCTAAGGCAAGTGTTTGGTTCGTCTCCACTCCTAATGGATTCAATCATTTTAAAACATTGTTTGAAACTAATTTACCCGATTGGCGATCATTTCACTTTACCTCGTATGATAACCCCTACCTTGATCCATCAGAGCTAGATAAGGCTAAGCAGGAAATGTCCGAAGATGCTTTTGCTCAGGAATTCATGGGTGAATTTAGAAAAATGATCGGGTTAATTTATAAGGATTTTAGCCGAGATAAACACATGGTAGATATACCGCAATTTGACTCAAACTGGACATTCACCCGAGCTTTAGATTTTGGTTTTGCTCATAAATCGGCATTAATTTATTTTGCCATTAATTCAACAGGAACGGAAATATACGGGTATGATGGCATCTATCAAGAGGGAATGACCGAGAGCCAGATTGCCGATATAGTTAAAATAAAAGATGCTGGTAAGATAATAACTAACCCCGTGGCCGATTCAGCCCAGCCGATGAGTATCCAACAGCTAAATGAACTAGGAGTTTTCTTTAGCCCAGTAGAAAAAGGACATGATTCGATCAAAAACGGAATTGTCAAAGTTGCCGAGTTGCTTAAAGTTAGAGCTGATACTGGCAAGCCGACTTTAATGTTTAATAAAAATTTAACATGGATAGCAGATGAATTTGAACGGTACCGTTGGGTTGAAAATAGGAGTGCCGATGACGCGATTAGAGAGGTCCCGTATAAAGTAAATGATGATGCCATGGATGCGATTAGATATTTTGCTATGTCCTATCAGAAGGAATTACCTCAAGGGGATTACCCTAGGTTAGATGTATTCGAAGGAGGATTTTATTAATGTTGGAGGAGAATATACCAGCATTAGCAGAGATAAATACCCAGTGTGAAAAACAACAATACGGATCTATATCAGTTACCTTTGATATATTTCAAGGCCGGATAGTTGGGATGCAGGGTTCGCAATTCCAGAAAATAAAACTATGCAAAGAAGAAAATGCCAAAGCTACGGCATTAATTATATCGGAAATAAAAAATCTTCACGATACAAAATCATACGGAATGTTTACCTTTTCAATTAAGATGGCTGATGGAGATATTAAGGAGCTTTATATTCAGAGAAATCTTAAAAAAAATTACCCCTTGCGAAAGAAGAATATGTTATAATTATTATGTAGCAAATTAGTAGTTTACTAATGCCGCCCTAATAAGGCGGCTTTTTTATGATTAAAAAAACAGGAAAGTATAGTAGAAAAAATGCATAAAAAGAGAAGTAAACCAGTCAAGAAGTCTATTAAAAAACCAGTTGAAAGGCCGGTTCTTCAGTCGCTTGAGAAGCCAGTTAAGAAGGAGTTACTATCAGATCAGGACAGGATTGGTAAATATGAGAGCCAGTGGAGTGATTGTGATTCTGCTTTAGCAAGTATTCGTAAGGAATGGCGGGACAATGAGTCGGTATTCTTCAATGACAACCCAGGGGCTATTGCTGATTCAACCAAATCTAAAGTTAATGATGGCCACTTGTCAACATCGATTATTCAAAGGACCCAGAGAATAATGGCCCAGCCCCCGATCGGTAAAGTGGATTACCTCGATAAAAAGGATCGTGGTAAAAATATGATCCTTAATCTCATTTTACAAAAATACATTATTCCGAATTCTAACGCCCAATACCGGCATTTAATGAAGCTTAAAATGGTCTCGATTTATTCGCAAATTTACGGTAAACAACCCGTGCTCAGATATTATTCTGTAACTGATGACTATGTCGGACCAGATTTTCAGCTAATTCCAATCAACCAGTATTATCCCCAGCCTGGTGTATTCCAAGATTCAGATCAGGATTATTGTTTTGTCGATACCAAAATGACAGTTGGTCAGATTAAACAATTACCCAAATCAACATGGAAAAACATTGACGAATTACTAACATTAGTGAAGGAAACCAAAGGCAAGATCAGATATCCTAACCCTACTTTTAACGAATCAAAGTATGGAATTGATTTTGAAGGGGTATTATTTCGCACTAGATATGACAGAAACAGATGGATTACTTATGCTCCCGATTATAGCAGTGTCGGTATTCTTCGCGAAGTAATTACTGATAAGGATAAGAAAATTCCAGTAATTGTTAAACAAACTATTCCTCTATTAGATAGATGCTCGGGGTGGTCAGATACTGAGCGGGGTAAAGCCCTCCAATTAACCCAGAATTCATTAGCTTCATTAACACTTGATTCGATTAAATATAAATTATTCCCCATTACCATTGTGAACCCTACCCAAGTGATTAAACAATCACTAGTGAGGCAGGCAGGGGCTATTTGGGAAGAAAAAGCCCCCAATTCTATCCGCTCATACAATGAATCAATTCAGGATATAGGGGTGTTTAATAATATGAGCGGATATATTATCTCTTCACTTAATAACCTGCTTGGCTCATCTGATATATCTGTATCAAGAAACGTAGATTTGACAATGGGTAAAACACCCACAGCATTAAAAATGCAGGCTATGAGAGAATCAGCTGCTGATTCGTGGGAAAGACAGTCCATAGAGGACTTTTGTGAGGAATTATATGATTCTTTTATTGATATGATTGCCCAGAACCAGCCTAAGCCGATAGATATTAACCTATTTTCAGGTGAAATAGAGAGTATCGCTAAGGTTTATCCTGATATTAATGAAATGTATGATAAGGTATCAGGTAAATTAACTATTAAACCAGATTCGATTAAGGGTAAATATAAATTTTTTATTGATTCAGGATCGACGGTCCAGAAAGATAATATTCAAGAAAATCAAGCTCTGATGGTAATTTTACAAACTCTAATGAAGCTACCTAATTTTCGTCAGGAATTACAGTCCAAAGGTAAGGACATTGATCTCGCCGAACTGATTAAACGTTTTATAATTACTACTGGTATAGCCGATTCAGATAAGATTATTGTTGATTTTACCCCTGAGGCTTCACCGAATGCCTTAGGACGAACGATTCCCAATGAAGTGGTTGGTAATATACACCAAGGACAAATTCCACAGCCACCGGTCCAAAATTCTCAAAATTTATTAAGTAATATTACCGATCCGCAGATATTGGAGGCGGCCCAGAAAATAATGGGAGGTAGGCAATGAAATTAGTTGATATTTATACAAACATTACTAAGTATCCCGATGTTAATTGGGATGAGGTCAATCAGTATCTTGCTGAGTTAGCCACCACTAAGTATTATCCTGCTCTTAAAGCTCTAATCGAGGCTATCGTGGCGGATTTACTCACTCAAGCTGATGATATTAAACAAGTCCATGAAGGACACATGAGCTTGAAGGCGTTTGGCACTCGTGCCTATATCGCTAGGGTAGCTTCAGACAAGATACAATCGATTATTACTTCGATTGACCAAGCCCATGACACCCTCTCTAAAGAGTAAAAAAAGTGTAGACAAGGGGATACACATTGAGGTAGATACCTCGAACCTTGAAAGTCAGGTGCAGAAAGGTATTATCGGCCATCAGTGGGTTCAGCGTGGCCCATACCTGTTTTGTAAATCGTGTCCGATAGAACACAGTATTTATGTCGGCACAGAATTACTCTTCATTGGTTATGACGATGAAGGTAAACCAAAATTTGAGAAGATAGGAGCAAGGCAAGAGCTTTGCTCGTGTCCTCTCAAGGATACAGGCGTGGTCGACCCAGCCTAAGAGGTCAGTTATTAGTTCAACCAATTTATGGACGAACCAAAAGCAGTAGACAGCAATGTCAACGTTGAGGAAACCAACCCAACTTCGCAAGTTGAAACGGAAACCACTCGGGAAGAAGTTAATAATGAATCTAGGCGGGATGAAGCCGAAATTCATGAAGAACAACCGAAAGAGTCAGATTCAGTAGTTGAAAAGAAACCTTCTAGAGCGGAAAGGAGGATTAATCAACTAACTAGCAAATTGAAAAGTCAAGGGACCCCGCAGTCTAATGACATATTCGGAGAAAATTTACCTCCGTGGTGGGGAAACCAACAACTCGATCCTAATAGGGAATATACCCTAGATGAATTGAATCAAATTCAGGAGCAGAAGTCAGCCGCTAAGGCTTATACTGCTGCTCAGATCGCCATTGCCCAGGAGCGGCAAAGGAATCAATTATGCAACTTAATTGAAAATCACTCCAAGGAGCTTCAGGAGATTTCTAAATCTGAGGAGTTTACAGACGAGAACTTTGATGCTCGTTTTACTAAACTTTATCAAGAAATCAACTTTGATGAATCTGGAAACTTTAAACCCAAAATGGGGCCCAAGGAGCTATATGACATAGTCAAGGGCAATATCAAGATGGGGGAAAGTCGGGGAATGGCAAGTGCCTCGAGAAGTATGGCAGAAACTATTGCTAATGCTGCCGTAACGCCTAATGCTTCTAGGACGGAAGATCCAGATGCTAGAAAAAATGAAGCATTGAGAAAGGCTTACGAGTCAGGATCAGCAGAGGATCTGGCCGAATACTTAAAACTGTCTATAGTTAAAAGTTAGGAATTAAAAATTATGGCCCAAGCAAGTGCATTTCAGACCTATGATGCCGTTGGGAACAAAGAGGACCTGTTAGAGATTATTACTAATATCTCTCCGACAGAAACTCCGATGTTTTCCGACTTCGGCAAGACTAAAGCAACTGCTGTCTATCATGAGTGGACCAAGGATTCTTTAGCTACTGCTACGACTAATGCTCAAATCGAGGGTTATGACTATAGCTTTGCTAAAGTTACAGCCAGAACTCGAGTTGGCAATTACACGCAGATTTTCTCGACTCTAGTTGAAGTATCCGACACTCAAAGGGCAGTCAATGTTGCTGGTCTCGATGACGAATACGCTTACCAAATGGCCAAGAAGCTCAAAGAACATGCTCGTGATATAGAGTATTCCTTAGCCTCTACCGCTTCCACTGGTAATTCCGGTGCATCAGGTACAGCCCGCACCCTCAAGGGTGTGATGTCCTGGTTGACATCCGTGAATAAGACAGGAACTGGTACTGGTAATGAAGCTCTTACTGAGACTATGTTTAATGACGCTCTCGAAAACATTTGGACAAACGGAGGTCGTCCCGACGTGGTCTACTGTAACGGTTGGCAAAAGAGAAAGATCTCTGGTTTCTCTGCTTCCAGCACTAAAACCATTGAAGCTGGTGCTAAGAAACTGATTGCGGCAATTGATGTCTACGAAAGTGACTTCGGTTTGCTTAAGATCAAAGCTGATCGTTATATGAATCCGGCCCAGATCGCCATTCTTCAAAGCGATATGTGGAAAATCGCAGTTTTGCGACCCACTAAACAATTTGAAGTGGCAAAAATTGGCTCAGCAACTCGTGGTGTTATCGAAACCGAGTTGACCCTTGAGGCAAGAGCTGAAGAATCTAGCGGAAAGATAACTCAACTGTCTACCAGTTAGTTAGACCGTGTCGATCACAATAACCCCCCTTAATTTAGGGGGGTTATTTGTGGTACAATAAGAAAATGGATAAGAATGTTTTTGTAAAGATTGCCGATGAGATTAATTTCCAAAGAAGACAGGAAATAGCATCCATTTACACAAGTCCCGAGATAGTTGGATGGGTGAATGAAATGAAGAAAAACAATTGGGACAGCAAGCGTCATGGCAAAGCAGGATGGCGTAGAATAGCCTCAATCCCAGTAGTAGTTGATAATTTTCTAACTAAGGTATATGGAGAAAATTACTATAAAAATAAAAATTTTCTTAAAAAAATGTGTAAAGAATGGCTGATTATAAATCCAGATAACCTAAAATGAACGGAAAACAGGTAGAAAATTACACTAAATCCGATAAAGCTAAAATACTCCTATCTCCACTTCAAGATGATGGTTGCTCATGGTACCGCCTCAAGACGTTCATGGATTGTGCTAATGCCATGGGATTAGCGAAAGTTGAAACATTTGATCCCAATCTGTCCATTTCAGAAATTACAGAAGTCCTAAAAGCAACTGATGCCTTTGTATTTAGATTTTATAGTGAAGCTGTTGTTGAGGTCGTCTCCCAATTTAAAAAGAATTTTCCTAAAGTGCCAGTAATTATGGATACAGATGATGATATTTATACGATATCTCCATTTAATAATTCATACGATAAATTTGGTACTCAAGAAGTTAAATTAAAAGACGGGACATATCTTTGGAAATATAGTCCTCACTTTGATATGTATGTCAACCGCCACAGATTAGTTGATTATGAGTACTGTTTGGAGCAATCTGATGCAGTCATCACTACTACTCTAAGATTGGCTGATAGAATTAAAGAAAATAACCCAGCTGTTGCTGTAATTCCTAACTCAATCGATCCACAATACTGGCCGGTCCTAGACATTAAGAAAACAGATGAGATCCGTTTAGTTTGGAGTGGCGGCTCAAGTCATTACGAGGATTTAGAAGAAATTAAACCTGGATTAGATATCTTAATTAAAAAGTATCCCCAGCTTAAATTGGTTATTGTCGGTTCTAATTTTGGTAGTTTAGTTAAAGGAATTCCTGAAGATAGATATGAATTTTGGAAATGGATTAAAGCTGATGGACATGGGTACAGAATGGCTTGTACTAATGCCGATATCGCTATCGCACCCTTGAGAGATATGGAATTCAACAGATACAAGTCAAATATCAAATGGTACGAATATTCGGCTCTAAAAATACCAACTGTTGCTGTTAATTTACCACCGTATTCTGATGAAATTGAACATGGAGTTACAGGATTGTTGTATAGTGGTAATGATGAGTTTGTGAAGTATATATCACTGCTGATTGACGACCCATTAAAAAGATTTGAGATAGCTAATAATGCCTATAAATGGGTAAAGGAAAACAGATTTATTAATAAAACAACTCAAGAATGGATTAATTTTATTACCAATTTAATAAAGGCAAAGCGTGAAAGTATTGCTCAAGTTATAAAACCAATGATCACTGAACCTGAAAGGCATACCTACGATGAAGTGTGGTGCTATTACTCCGAAAGAGCAGAGGAATTAATGAAAGGTAAAAAGTCTATCCTCAAAATGGATGCTTTCAATGAAGCTAATAGAATACCCATAATTAAGGACAACGGCACGGTTATCGAATACAACCAAGATGTTATCGATAAAGCTCTAAAAATCAACCCATCACTCCACGCTATTAGGGGTGATATCCGTCATCTTCCCTTCAAAAGTGGTGAATTTGACCTATTAATTGATTTGTCAACCCTAGACCATATAAAACCCCAAGATTTGGCTTCTACGATCAAAGGTTATGCTAGAGTTCTTGAAAAAAATGGGACTTTGCTGTTGATTGTATGGCTATCAGACTTAGTTATTGGCGGTAAATGGGACCCAGACCAGCAGTATTACTTCAAATATGAAGAAATTAAACCTATTTTAGAAAAGTATTTTACAATCGAAAGTGAAAAATGTATTTTTAGCCGTCAAGACAGATTTACAGATTGTTATTTATATGAGTTTTTATGTACCAAGTAACTTTTAGAGATGATGATGTTTGTTACTATCCAAGGGTGGGGATAGATATTGGCGTTAATTATCTCGAAAAGTTTATTAAAACTCACGAGTTGATGAAACAATACAATACTACCCATGTTATTGCGATCTTAGCTTCGGGAATAGACTATAATTTGGAGATGGTTGATTATATTAAACAGAATCAGGAATTAATCGATCCGCAATTTCATGGATGGACCCATATCGACTATACTCAAAACCATCAGACAGCCGAAGACCACTTTATTTGGGGATTAAATCGTATTCAAGCTACTTTTGGTAAAAGACCGACTGTTTGGTATCCACCATGGAATAAATCAGACGGTTTTTTAGAAGAATTATGTCATAGGTTAGGTTTAACAGTATCATGCGAAAAAATGTCAACATCAAAATTTGTGGAGAATCCACGTGATGGTATTATAAACTTTCACTATTGGGCAAGTTGTGATACTGATTATCTTGAAGATGCGTTAAAAATTTATACTAAACAATGATTGTTTATACTGCCATAATAAACGATATTGATTATCTAAAGAATATAGAATTTGACGGTCAATATAAGGCTTTTATTAATCCATTTTATAGAAATGAAAAATGGAAGACCATTGAGGCAAAATTACTGTTTGATAACCCACGAAGAAACGCTAGAATGTATAAAATACTATCACATCAATTCATAAATGACGAATGGTCATTGTGGATGGATGGCAATATATCGCTTAATGTATCTCCTGAAGAAATAATTAAAAAATACGGCAAAAATGATATAGTCATGTTTAACGCCCATGATTGGCATACTCTTAAAGAAGAAGTTGATAATATTGTTACATTAGGCAAAGATATTCCTGAAAATGTTTATCCGCAATATGAAAAATATATCAAAGACGGATATATTGATGACCATCTTACCTGTACCGGATGTATATTACGACATCACACCCCTAAAATCATTGAGTTTAATAATTTTTGGTGGAGTGAGTTGTGTGCCGGTTCGGTTAGAGATCAAATTAGCGTCGATTATGCTATATGGAAAACAGGGATAAAAGTTTCACATTTTGACGGTTGCATTTGGAATTCCCCTGATTTTATTTATTCACCACACATTAAATGACATGGGAATATCTGAAAGATGATAGAGTTGATAAACGTTTTGATCCAGTTGTAAAATTTTTAAAAGGTAAAACTAAGGATAAGGTTATAGTTGACCTAGATTGTTTAGAAGCTAGATTACTAAAGTTTATTCCGCATGATTTTAAATTATACGTTGGTAATGATATCGCTGAAGGCTTTCCCGATTTACCTAAAACACAGTTTTTTATGTATCCAGACGACCAATTTGTCGGTGTATGTCCAAAGTGTGATATTTTATGCTGTTTTGGTCATGGAGGCTATGAAAAAACAGGCCAACAGCTAGAAAGCCATACATTGACGAATTCGATTAAAAGGCTAATAGAGAGGGATCAACCCCAAATCGTCGTTTTAGAGGCAGTACAAGAGTTCGAGGACATCATATCTAAGATAGTTTGTGATGAGTACGAACTTAAAGTCAGGAAATATATCAATGTCGGAGATGATTGGGTTTTAAAACGGGTAGTCTACATTTATGAGTTGAGACCACAGACAGCTATTGTAGTCGGTTGTTATAGTTCTTATGATTTTCTTAAGGGGACAATTAAGACAATGATTGAAAATACACAGCAGAAATTTAGGATTATAGGTATAAATCAGGTTAGGGATAAAAAAACAGGAGAGAAAACTAAGAGTGTATTTAAAAAATATCTTAGGAATGGAGATACTTATATCGAAAACGATCCACCATTGAATATTTATCAGTTTTGGAACCAAGGTATCAAGGAAGCATTAAAGGATAAATATATTAAATATATCGGTATTTTCAATGATGATTTAGTTATGCCCGTAAAATGGCTGGAGAATTTTTTATTTTTCTTGAGACAGGATTATCCACTTGTTTTTGCTGATTGGACAGAGGGAAGTAAAATACCAGATAATTGGGAGAAATTATCAACAGAGAGGGCAAACGGACACAATACCATTTACAAAGATATAATGGCAGGCTTTTGTTTTATATGTCCTAGGAGGACTTTTGAAAATTTTGGTTTATTTAATGAAAATTTTAAAATATGGGGCGGAGATACCGATTTCTATTATCGACTTAGGGAAAATGGTCAAGATACATACCGTATCGAGAATGTTTTAATCCACCACTATTATTCTCGAACATTAAATGAGAGGAGGAAAAATGATAAAATCGATAAGATATTAATTGAAGATAAAAAGTTAGTTAATAAAATGTGGAATAAAGATTGTCCGATTACTATTCCACCGTTAAAACCATGATCGCAAACACTTACCTGAGAAATAATTTATCAGTTTTAATAAAATATGCCAGTTCGTATAACTAAAGTAAAAGGTGGTTTTAGGGTATCTACTCCTAACGCCGTTCATGCAAAGCATACCTCTCTTGCTAAAGCTAAAAGGCAAGCAAGATTGCTAAATGCTATAGAGCATGGTCTTATCCCTACCAAATCTAGGAAGAAAAGAAAGAAGAGAAAATAACTTGACTTGTTTAATAAATTTGCTATAATTGTTGTAGCAAATCAGAGTATAGGTTACTAATTACTTGATGCCGTCAGTTTTGACGGCTTTTTTAGTATTTAAAAAACAAAAATATGACAACAAATTATGCAGATTTATTGACACAAATTAACCCTTTACAAAATATAGGTGTCGGTTATGCTATGGGTCCTGGCATACATTATTGGAGTAAAGTAACTAAACAACCAGCTGGAAATGCTTATGCCGTTTCTAATACTGCTCCTGCCCCTGCTACTATCAGTAGTTTATCAACGAATAACGCATCGACTAGTAATATACCTACAAATACAGGTACAAATAATGTTTCAAATAGTTCTAACGTAATAAATGATATTGTCAATGCGATGATGCAAAAGGGTTACAATGATCGGGCTTCGGCACTAGCAACTGCGTTATCTGATCCTGAGAGATATGCCCGTGAATATCTTGGAACAGGTTCTAGCTCTAACGGAAATCAGGAGGCTATAAACGCTGCAAATGCCTTAAATGCTCTTCGAAACAGTGTTAATACTCAGTATGATCAAGTATTCGCCGTTTTAGATGAAATGGCTGGTCGAATCCCTCAACAGAGGGCAGAGCGTGAAGCTAACTTGGCAAATCTGTACAATGCTCAGCAAAATGAGATAAATACTGCTATGCAGGGTTCGCTTGGTGCCTTAGATGCGTCTCGGGCTAATGTTAAAGCAAATCAAGTCCAAAGTGTCCGTGATTTACAAGATAATTTACGAAAGATGCTACAAGCGGCTAATATTCAGCTTGGTATTGGTGGTGCTGGCGACTCTTCAGCCGCTAATATGTATGCCTATGCCTTAAGCAAGCAAGCCGGAAGAGGTTCAGCTGATATTTCTAATCAAGCGTCGAGACAATATGCCGCCATTGATGCTCAGGCTCAGCAAATTAGAGCAACAGCAGATGATCAACTAGCAAAACTAGAAACATGGAAGGCAACTAATTTAGATAATATAGTAGTAGATACTCAAAATAGGTTAGATAATATTCAAGCTCAAAAGGCAAATGCTACTGGTCAGAGAGCTGCCGCTCTAACTTCAGCAGAGCAAAGTATTATTAATAATGCTCTAACGCAATTACAAAAAATCGGTGATCAAGCAACCCAATGGCAACAAGCTCTAACTGCGTGGACATTAGACCGGATGGCCACGCTTGATGATGCTAAACTTCAAATTAGTGGGTTAGGTAAGTATGACGTGGCTGATATTGTAGCCAATGAATTAAAGGGGCTTGGTAATCTTACCAGTAATCCGGCAACTTCTAGTAGTTTGTATGGATATAATCCTTATTCTCCATTAAAGAAGCAATACGAAAACTTTTTATCAGGTTATTAGGGGTTTAGATGGCTTCTGTAACCGATATAATTGCCAGTCTTAAGAAAAAGAAGGATGAGTTAGATAGGGGTGTTAATCAAGGGTTAGAAAACTTAAGAGCATGGGCTAATCCACAGGTAAGGCAAACGTTTAATCGGGAGGTAATTCAACCTAGGATTAGTGCATGGCAACAAAAACCAAGCAATCAGATAAGTAGTCAAATAATTACTAAAACTATTCCTGCATACTTCAAAGGTATTACCACTCCTGTTGTAAATTGGGCAAAGACTACTGGCGAGGAACTTGCTGGTAAAAGTAATCGTGAAATGGATACTTTACTTCAAAACCAAAGAGTTCAACTTGAAATTAATGCGAATAGACAAAAAATGGCTTGGAATTTAATACAGCAAGGTAAAATCAACGAAGCCAAAGAATTATTAAGTCTACCGTTAACAGATTATGGTAGTTATGCTAAACAAGCAGAACAAAATCTTGCTCAAAGAAGTAATCAGTATAAAAGTAATGCCTTAAAAGCAATGACGACAGTTGCTGGTGCTGGTAAACCGATTTCTATTCCCGCTTATTTATTATCTGCTGGAATTGGTGCTGTTAGTGCTAAATTAGGTGGGCGAGATCCTTATATTGGTGCTGGTAGTGCTATGGCAAATGCTCAAAGATGGAGGGGAGTTACTCAATTTACTGATCCATTTATAGGTAAAACAGTAAATACTTTTGTTAAACCTGAATTTTCTCCAGTAATTAGACAATTGGCTACCAGATTAATTTCGGGTACAGGAAATGTTGTAGAAGATAGAATAATTGATAGACTTGACTCAATGCAACGGGGATTAAAGGATGATATTGCTTCTTTTCTGTTAGGTGCAGTTGTAAGTAATAGTGGTAAAGGTGCTGGTAGTTTCAAAGATACTAACTTGACTAGTATTAAATCTAAGATTGCTAGTGATATAAATAATACTTTCAAACTCAATTCACAAGAACGGCAAGCTGTAAAAAATTTTATAGATGTAGTTAGTAAAAATGCTAAAAATTTTATAACTAGTCCAGAGGGGATAAGACTTCAGTCAGGTAAAATAAATTTTGGTACTGATATAGGAAAATCACCAATTAAACCAAAAACAACAATCACGGAAATCCCCCAACAGGTAAAACCATCTATTGTAGGTGCCGAACAACCAGAGATAACACCAGAAGAAGTCAATAAAACTAGAAAAATATTAACTGGTGGAGGAATTCCAACTGGACCTAAAATTAAAGTTAAAAAATTAGTTTTAAGAATTAAAAGTAATAAAAACTATCCTAAAGAATTAAGATCAATGCTTGAGGGGACATATCAGGTATCAAATGAGGATCAGACTATTAGAGATGCTAAAAAACTTGTTCGACTCGATCCTGTATCAGCAGAAGCAAGAGCGTTAAATCCTCAAAATTCTACTGATATAGCTATCGGTTCAGAATTATTTAACCACTATATGGATGATGGTAATATAGTTAAAGCAAATCAGATATTAAATTCTACTTCTGGAACAAATCAGGGTAAGATGGTACATATTTTAGCTCGTTATGAAAGAACAACTCCTCAAGGTGCAGTTAGATTTGCTACAAATGCTATTAAAAATTTTAACAAATCGCATCCAAATAATCCACTTAAACTCACTGATGATAATATAAAAGGTATTTATACTGCTGCAAAGAAAATTCGATCAATGCCAGAAGGAAGAGAACGTAATATAGCAGCCAATGAGTTAATGAACCAGATCAATAATTTAATTCCTTCATCAATAGCTGATAAGGCGATAACTGTCTGGAAAGCAGGTCTTTTAACGTCATTGAGAACCCATGGACGCAATATAATTGGCAATACGATGATGGGTACTACTGAAATATTAAAAGACATTCCCGCTTCACTTGTTGATACTGCCTTAAGTCAAAAAACAGGTAAAAGAACATTAACCTTTACCACAAAAGGATTGGGTGAATTTGGATCTCAAAAAACACGTCAGCAGATAGCAGATATGGTTACAATGGGGTATGATCCAAGTGAACAAATAAATAAGTACGATGTACGACATATAACATGGGGAAATAATATAGTGGAACGGGCCCTCAAAAAATATACTGATGTCATTTTTAAAACACTTGCTGCAGAAGATATTTCATTTTGGAACGCAAGTTATGCGAGATCATTATATGATCAGGCTGGAGCTAAGGCTATTAATGCTGGCAAGGGTGGAAATAAGAAATATATTCAAAATCTGGTCGATAATGCAACAGAAGATATGAAGCTAATCGCTACCAAAGATGCTAATTTTGCTACATTCCACGATAAAAATCAATTAACTGAATTAGCTAATAAAGTTAAAAAGGTTTTGTCTAAAAATGAATGGACTAAGATTGCAGGTGAAGTTGCCGCACCTTTTACAGGTGTCCCTTCATCAATAGTTTTTAAAACAATAGATTATTCACCAATCGGTTTAATAAGAGGAATTTTTAAAGCAGGCAAAGTAATTAAACCACCAGATTTAGAACAGATACCTAATTTACAACGTCAAGCATCACAAGAAATTGGTAGAGGTATTATTGGTACAGGACTTTTGGGATTGGGTGCTTATTTAGCTTCAAGGGGATTAATTACAGGTCAACCTAAAAATCCCAAAGAAGCCTATCAGTGGCAATTAGAAGGGAAACAAGCAAACTCTGTCTTCTTAGATGGGAAATGGAGGTCAATTAACTCTGTCGGGCCACAAACATTAGTTATATTAGCTGGAGCAAAATATAATGAAGAAATGAATAAAGGAGATAGGTCATTAACAAATTTTGCTCTAGGATTAGCTAAAGACCAATTGAATCAGACGTTTTTAGCTGGTATTCAACAACCACTTCAGGCGATTGTTGATCCTGCTAGATATGGTCAACCATATGCTTCAAGTCAAGTTAGTTCGCTAGTGCCCAATATAGTTAAAGATATATCTAAATCCTTAGATAAATCAATGAGAGAAACTAATAACCCCAAGGAAGCATTTCAAGCCAGTATACCTATTTGGAGAAATCAACTTATAGAAAAAAGGGATGTATTGGGAAATGTTGTACCACAAGAACCAACTGGATTTAGTGCTTTAATAGACTTATTTAACTCTAAAACTCCAATTTCAAATATAGTTGTTGACGAATTATCAAGATTATATAGTGTTGGTAATCCTGCAACCCCTAGTAAATTATCTAAAACCCAAACAATCAATGGGAAAAAAGTAACTCTCACTCCTAGTCAACTTAATACTCTTGAAGCAGCTATTGCACCAAAACTAAACGAGGCATTATCGGCTCTAATCCAAAGTAATAATTATCTTAACCTTGATGATGAAACTAAAGCAAAAGCAATTTCTGATACAGTAGAAAAGGTCAGAAAACAGGTTAAGGGTACAATCGATTTGGATACTCTATCGAATAAAAAACAAGCTGAATTGGTCGATAATTTACCACAATCAAATACTAGTAAAATTTATAAAATAATTGACAAAGATACAGGAAATATTACAACTATTGATCTATCAAAACCATTAGAACCACCCCAACTTACTGGATTTGATGATATTGATAAATTGTTAATTTCTTCTTTTAATAATGCTATTTCCACTAGAGTTTCTAATATTGTAAAACTGTTTAAAGATGGTCAAATAACTGCTGAAGAAGCAAATGAACTAATTGATGCTTTAAATAAAATTAAGCAATCCACAAAAAAAACAAAGAAAACCACTATTAAAATCAAAGCTACTCCAAAAATAAAAATAACAAAAGCAGAATCAATTCCTATTAAAATACAAATACCTACTTTTAGAAATCTGAATTTTCAAACAAGTAGACAGCCACTTAGAATTAAACCGATGGAAATCCCAAAGATTAAAATTAGCAAACAAACTTCTAATCTGATATAATTATTTATTAGCAAATATCTTTTTGTAGATAATGCCGTCTAGTAATAGGCGGCTTTTTTATTATGCTTACATCAGAAATACTAAACAGAATTCATGTCCTTTTAGAGAAAGATACATCCTATCCGACTAGCACAGATGAAGATTATTTGGTTAGATTGGAACTAGTGAAGGAGGCAGTATCTATGTGGGCTTATGATGAGAATACTGAGTGGAATGAGTTGATAATCTCAGTGCAAGATGCTGAAGATGGTGATAAAACAACAGATGGAACAGCGATTTTACAGTGTCCGACTGATTTTAGAAAGGTTATCGGTCCAGTAATAGTTGGAAGTGGTAGTAATGCCATTGTTTATACACGAATTAATCCACATAAAGCAACAGAATGGGCAGAAAATAATAAGGATGGTTTTTTCATTACTGGTAATCCTAAAGTCGGCTATAAGATCAATTTGGTTAATACCATTCCAGAAACAGGACAAGATGTGTATTACAACTATTATAAAACACCGATAATTCCAAGTGATGGGACAGATGTGCCTGAAATATCCGATCCACAGTTTATTATTTATTGGGTGTTATCGGAATTAACTAAAGAAGATGATCCGGCATTAGCTTCAACCTATTTACAGGTAGCTATAAACAAATTAGATTCGATGAGATTAAGTAATGAACAACCTACTTATTATCAGGAAAATACTATCCCCGATCCTATGGTTGGGTTTGGATCATAATGAAAGTATCTATACCTAAATCTAGCAAAAGACAAAACGCCTTGATACAGATCAGGGATTTCAGCGGTGGTTATTCATCGCTTCTAGATGAAGCAAGGATGCCAGCTAAATTTGCTGTACAGGCATATAACCTAATGCAGTTTCAAGATGGTGTATGGGGTACAAGATGGGGAATAAATTATTTTGGTGATGAAATTCAAATCGAAGAACCGCAGGTATTTAGTAATGGTTATTCCCATAGAAGAATAATTACTGTTGATCCAAGTAAAATAGTATCAGTTACTAATTTACCACTTTATGTTAATGTAGTTGCCACATACCTAGCAACTACCGATAATGGGGGTGAAGTTACTAATGTTGATGGTTATGATATTCGTTTTGAAACTCTTGGGGGGGCTAAATTAAGCCATGAGGTTATTTCTTGGGATGGTACGACTGGTAAATTCCAAGCATATGTTAAATTACCGACATTATCGGCTAGTAGTAATCAGTTTTATATCTATTATGGGAACTCTGAAGTTTCTTCACCCGAAGAGGATCCGACCAATGTTTTTCCATCCACTCAAAAGGCCTTATATCGTTTTGAAGATAGTGCCTTAACTACCGATAGCTCTGGCAACTCTCATGATTTAACTGCCGTCAATGTGCCAGTTCAAGGCACCCCAAAATTTGGTGCAGGGTGTGTTGGTTTGGGAACTTCACAAGCCTATTCAGCAATTGATCACACTGATTTTAGACCTACAGGTAATTTCAGTATTAGTGCGTGGATACGAACAAATAAAGTAGCTATTGGGGGTATTTTTGAATCTTATTCGGCTAACACTAATGTTGCAGGATTGAGATTTTTTACGGTTAATACTACAGGTTATTTAAGATTTGAAAGTGGAAAAAATACAGGTACTACAATTCATTCTGATTATGAGCGAGCAGATGGAAATGTTAATGTATGTGATGGTGCATGGCACCATGTAGTCGCTACTTATAATGGTTCAAGACTTCATATATATATAGATGGGGCAGAGGACGGAACTGGGACTTCATGGACAAATGCCCCCGTTTTTGCAGAAACTAATTATGTAAAAATAGGTTGTTTAAATAGTACTGGAACTAATATAAATTTCTTTCAAGGCCTACTAGATGAAGTTGCCTTTTTCCCATCAGATGCTCTCTCATTGGAAGAAATTCAATCATTATATGCAGAAAGTATTACCGATGCTTCAAATGCCGCTATTCTTGCTAAAGCTAAAGCAGTTTATTTAT